CAGGCTGCTGTAGAGGAATAATAAGATAAGCCCTCGTAACTAACGAGTTAGGCGGTAAGTCTCTGATAATAAAGAGGCTTGCCGCCTAAATTGTTTTTGGTGGGTCTGCACGTTCTGCACACTAATCATGCAGAATTTGTAGGCTTTGCTTACAAAAACTGACACAAACTTTGGTGGTCGTGCTTACAAGTGCTTACAAACGATTTTTGATGAACAACAAAATAGAATTGAAATTATGGCTCTATTCAAAGCATCGGTAAGAACGCCACGAAAGGACGGCTTCTACCAAGTGTACATCCGGGTGATGCAGAACCGCAAACCCGGCTACATCAAGACAGACAAGGTTGTTACCAAGAAACAGCTTGATCGAGAAGGGAATATTACCGACCCATTTGTGACGGAATATTGCGCAAGGCGCATATTGAGGTTTAGTGAGCTGCTTAACAGGGTGGACTGCACAAGGTGGACGGTCAGGCAGATCATCGAGTATGTGACGAAAGAGGACGAGGACTTGTGCTTCTCTGACTATGCTGCACTTCACATAGACCGTATGATTGACAATGGACAGGTGCGGAACGCCAAGAACTACAAACTGGCGTTGCAGCACATGGAGAGGTTTGCAGGTACCAACAGGCTTATGTTCGGACAGCTGACATCGACATTCGTGAACCGATGGATAGCTACGTTGGAGCAGACGCACAGGGCAAAGGAAATGTACCCTGTGTGCATAAGGCAAGTGTTCAGAGCTGCCATCAAGGAATACAACGACTACGACAACGGCATCATCCGTATCAGGACGAACCCTTGGGGCAAGGTGAAGATACCACAGGCGGACCGCTCGACAAAGATTGCCATCAGCCCGGAGGAATGCCGACTGTTCTTTGCTGCACCGTTGCCGGAAACGAAGTTCATTGACCCGGTGCCAGAGATTGGGCGTGACGTGGCCAAGATGATACTTTGCCTTGCAGGTATCAACACGGTTGACCTGTTCGAAATGCCAAGGGACGGCTATCCCAACGGAATATTATGCTACAACAGGGCGAAGACGAAGAAGGTACGCACGGATGATGCGTATATCGAGATGCGCGTGGAGCCGGTTATCCAGCCATTGGTGGAGAAGTACAAATCGCACGATCCAAACGACAAGTACTTTTTCAACTTCCATGAAAGGTTTTGTGACAGTGACTCTTTCTGTGCTTGTGTGAACAAAGGCATCAAGATGGTTTGTGAGAGTATGGGCATACCGAAAGCGAAGCAATACAAGGCATACACGTTCCGGCACACATGGGGAACAGTGGCGCAGAACGACTGCAAAGCATCCATTGACGAGGTTGCATTTGCCATGAACCACTCTCATGGTCGCACCATCACACGAGGTTATATCAAGTTGGACTTCACACCAGCGTGGGAACTCAACGCTAAAGTGATTGACTTCATCTTCTTCAGCACACGCAGGAGCAAGCAGGGAATGACGCGAGACGTTGACGAACGGAAGGACGCTTTGTTCCGCATAGCACCGAAGTACATGATATATGCCCGGGCCTACTTCCGTGGTGAGGTTCTGGCCGAGGTGAGCGACATCGGCTTCAGCAACATTGACGAGATTATATCACGGCTGGCGGCGAAGCTGCCGGACAGCATTCCGGAAAGATGTGCAGTTCAATTCAGAATTAAAAACGTTGACACGGAACGTGAGGCGGTGTATGAACGCACCAAAGGTAAGGGCTTTTAATATTTGTCCGGCTTTGCAATTGCAAGGTCGGACATTTTCATTTTGTAGTATCTCAGAAAGTAAAAAAGAACTTCAAACTCGAAGTCTTTTTGTCGTCGTTGTTGTCGTATTATACGACGTAAGGAGTATAATATATATCTATATTCCTTTATCCTTTATGTTTATATAACATTCGTTATATCTATACGCGCGCGCGAGGAAAACCCCATAGGGGATATTATTTGTGTCGAGTTTTCTTCTTTTGAAAAACCCCTATGGGGTTTCTAAAATAACCCCATAGGGGTTTTTATTCGCTGTAACATCTTAAATATCAACGAATAACGGCATTTTATGTTTTTCGCTTTTTGTCATAGTTCATTAGGGTTTAAGCATGTTCTTTACAATTCGTTTCAGTGGAGTTTTTCTGTTTTAAGTCGTTGATTACTTGGAAAATTATGTAGTTGCCGAGGGGTTTATTTACGGTTGATTTTCATGCAGTTAAAAAAACGGGTAAGGGGTTTTATAAATAACCCCATAGGGGTTTTTGTTTTGCGTTTTTAATAACCCCTTAGGGGTTTCTGAAATAAGCCCATAGGGGTTTTTATTGAAGAGCATGAAAACAAAAACGACCCATCCTCACGGACAGGTCGAAGCCTAAAAAACTATGAGTAAACAAAATGAGTCGGTCTAAAAGTAGATGAAATAGAGACTGGCTTAATCGTCCTCGTCGTCGTCATCATCTTCTTCCTCGCCACAAAGGACGCGCAGCTTGTCTTCGATTGTGCGTACGCTGACGTGTGCGTTCATGTCAACGTCGATAGCCTTCATCTTTGGCGTATGGAACTCCAGCAGGCGCAGCTCTGCGTTTACGCGATCGTCAGGCGCAAGCATCATCATGTCGCAATCGAAGTCTGACATTGTGCGCTTCTTACCGTCGTCGCCAACTATTTCCTTGGGTTCGAAGTATGCCAAGGAATGTGTTTTGATGAACCCTTTAATCGGGTTCTCCTTGTTTGGTGTGCCCTTTTTCCGGCCACCGGTCTTCATTCCCTTCATATTGAATATGTTTTGTGTTGCGCCGTTGGCGCAAAAGTTAAAAGTACTGGGCAAAGATACATTACTAATTTAGCGCACGAATTATAACTTTTGAAACATAAAACGATATGGGACTAATTGGTAGCATAGCAGGAGGCGCACTCGGAGCAGCCGGCAGCATCTTTGGCGGCATCAGCGCAAGCAAAGCGATGAGACGAGTGAAGAAGAACCTCCAAGCACAGAAGGAGGCCAACCAGAACTGGTATGACCGTCGTTATAACGAGGATGCGACGCAGAGGGCGGACGCTCAGCGCATACTCACCCAGACGGAGGAGAGCATCAGAAACCGCAACCGACAGGCGGCAGGTGCCCAAGCCGTGATGGGTGGTACTGACGAGAGCACAGCAGCAGCCAAGGCCGCGAACGCACAAGCATTGGCCGATGCAACGTCGCAGATAGCTGTCAATGCGGAGAACCGCAAAGACCAGATTGAGCAGACCTATCAGCAGCGCGACTCGCAGATCAACGAAGCGTTGAACAATTTGGAGATTAACAAGGCACAAGCCATCAGTCAAGCCGTGCAGGGCGTTGCCAAAGCAGGTGCAGGGATTGCTGGAGCCTTCTAAAAACATTCGACATGAGTAATTGGACAGAAGAACAGCAGGAACAGTACGAGCAAGGCAATGATGGTGGATATACCCCACCTAAAGGTTCGCTTGACTGGGCCGAGCAGCCTGCACAGCCAGAGCCAGCACCGAAAGGGACGGAGGCATGGACCGAGCAGAACAGCGGAGGCAATGCACCGGAGCCGTCGGAGTCGGAGGAACCACCAAAGACTGACGTGGCACCACCTGCCGACAAGCCAGCCGGTGTGTCGCCACACAACGACACGATGGGCTACGATCAGCAGATAGCAGCCTTGCAGGAAGCCGCTAACCGCGTGAAGCCGGAAACCGAGGAGGAACGCAAGAAGAGAGAACGCAGAGAGAAGTCGGCGAAGATTGTTTCAGCCGTCAGCGACGGTCTGCAAGCGTTGAGCAACCTTTTCTTCACTACTCGCGGTGCTCCTAACATGTATGACCACAAGGAGGCAAGCCAGCTCACGCCATTGCAGGAGAAACTGGAGAAGCTGAAAGCTGAACGACAAGCCAACGCGGACAAATACCTCCAGTATTCACTCAAAATCGGTGACGCACAGAATGAGCGTGCCAAGACCTTGCGAGAGATGGAAGCTGAGCAGGAAAAGCAAAAATTGGCACGTGAAAAGGCACAACGTGAACAAGAGGAGCACGGATGGCTTGCGGCATTGCAGCCCGACAAGCAGCGTGAGCAAGCTGGTAAGGCTACTAAAGCCGAGCAGGAGGCTGTTACAGCCAAGGCAGAAGCGGACAATGCTCCTGACCTCTACAAGGCAAAGGTTGATACCGAAAAGGCACGAGGTGAGGCACAGAGAGCGTCGGCTGCATCAAGCCGGGCAGCGGCCACAGACCATTATGCTTCGGCAAGGGCGCATGACCGTTCCAATAACAATGAATTCAGCGCATGGGACGAGAATGGACGTGAGCACAAGTTCAGAACGGCAGCAGCTGCGGAGGCATTTGCCAAGCAACATGGTACGTTTGAGGAAACTGATGTTACCTCTACAAGCACGACTGACAGCGAGACCAACGGCAAGTCCACTACTACCTACAAGAAGAAAAGTGGCTATGCCAAGCGCGTAGTTCCCGATAATACGCCCCCAAGCAGAAGACGCGGAGGCAATAAAGATAATACACCACCAAGCAGAAGAAGATAATGGCACAAGTAAACGATAATGACGACATCAAGTGGCTCTACGGCAAACTGAAAGCCAAGGGCTACAATATTGGCAGTGAAGCAGAGTTCAAGTCTTCGCTTGCCAACGGTGAAGACCGCAAGTGGTATTACGAGAAGGCCAAGGGCATGGGGCTTGACATGGGCAGCATGGCCGACTTCGAGAGTATGTATGCACCAAAGGCGGCACCGGCACCCAAGAGGGAAGCCCCATCTTCTGGACAGCGGAAGCCAGCCTCAGCCGTTTCGGCATCCCCGGAACAGCCAAAGCAGCAGAAGCCGAAGGGCACGCCTATGACGGAGCAGGACAAAATCCGCATGAGCTTGCAGATGGGCCAGATGAAGCAGCAGGTGCAGCAGGGCATTGCCAACACCAATGCCAAGATTGGTCGCATGATGGAGCCGTTGACACAGAAAGGACGCGAGCGACGCAGACTTGGAGAGTTCCAAGCGCGTATGGCTGGCACTCCTACTCATGTCGTCGGCTTCAACACCGCATCCCCGGCTCCAGCAAGTAGTGGCGCACGTGGCGGCAGTCGGCAGAAGCCGGTGCAGAGCGAGCAGTCGCCTCAGCCATACGGCGTGAAGTATGAGAACGGCAAGGCGAAAACCCAGTGGGTATTGCCCGACGGTACGCTCACTACATCACTTATAGAGGCCAACCAAGCCGAGTATGAGGCAAGAACGGCACGTCTCGCCCACCAATTCCAAAACCGTATGAAGGAGAACGGACTTGACCCTAACAAGCCCGAGGACGTTCGCAAACAGGCGCAGCTGGACTATGAGGCTCCTATGCGAAAGGCCATTGAAGACGAGTGGCAGCGTGCCGAAGCCGAGGACAGAGCGGCTGATGAGGCGTACCGCAAGGATATGGAACGTGCTGAAGGTGGCAGTTTCTGGGATAGGTTGAAGAAATCTATCACTCCTCTTGGTCCCGATGGTATGCCATTGCGACGAGGTGACGAGACTTTGCGCGACATCAAACGAGCAGCCAAGCGTCAGGACACGTTCAATCTGGAGAAGATGGCGCAGTCTGTGTTGCAGAATATGCCACAGGAGTATAAGGATAATCAGATGCTGAACTACAGCCGCTATTTCCGCGAGCATCCGTCGGAGCTGAAAGGCAGAACGGTGTCGCAAGCTGCAAAGGAAGCCCTGCAAGGCGAGGTGTACCACGCTACGTATGAGCGTGCAGTGCAAGCACGAATGCCTAAGAGTAAGACGGAGTTCCTTCTTCGCAAGGTTGCAGACCAGCCTTTCTTCTCACAGACGATGGCCGACAATATGGCAGCACGTCTATTCTCCCACTCCATCGGAACAGAGGCCGCCGACATGGACGCGATGAGCAGATATGGCACAGATCATCGTGCGCTCGACATCACTGGTACCGTTTTGAATATGGCTATTGACCCGACTACCTATATTTCGGGTGGTGTTGGTAGCTTTGCAGGTAAACAAGCTTTGAAACTGAGTGGCAAGATGGCACTTAAAGGCGCAAGCAAGGAAGCTGCAGAGCGTTACGTCGGTCGTACACTTGCCGGACGTATGGTTGCAGGAGTGGCCGCAGGTTCTGCCAACTTCGGTACATTCGAGGGCTTGAAGAACATGCAGCAGCAGATGAGGCTGGGCGGAACATTGAACCCGGAAACTGGCGAGTATGAGTTTTCAGCTGGCGACATGTTGAAGGCGACCGGGCACGGCATGTTGCTCGGTTCGGTTACCGGTACCCTATCTCCAGTGTTGGGCAATGTGTCTGACAAGTTGGTGAAGGCCACCGAGAGCACGGCTGGCAAGGTGGGCATCCGTGCAGGAGAGCTTATGACCTCTACTGTTGCCGAGGGAACTATTTTTGCCACTCCCGAATGGATCGAGAACGCACAGTTAGCAGACGACGACCCAAGAAAGCGCAAGGCTATGGACATCTGGACGGACAACATGGCTATGATGTTGGGCTTCAAGGTAAGCCACGGCATCAAGTCGGCACCACAGGTTATTGCCGGTCTTCGTCCTATAGCTGAGCCTAAGACCATGGAGGAGCGCAACCGCAACCGAAGAAGTTTTGCAGAGAGACTACGTAAGCGCATGGATGCGAGTCCGCGTGACCTCGACTTCACCAAGGAGGAACGTGAGGAACTCAGACGCAACGGATATGGTGACCTTGCATCGCTCTTCACTCGCACACCTAAGCAGCCGACAAGACCAAAAGCCAAGCCGACCATGACGGACGGCAAAACCATGACCTTTGACGTTGACTACCAACATGCAGAGGCCAAGCGTGTGAGCAATCCGGAGTTTGACGGCTACGAAGCTATGGAACGCCTCATGCAGGACCCGAACGTCAGTCAGAGCGCAAGAGCGAAGGCATATTATATCCTCACTGGACGTATGTTGCCGATGGGCACCGTCACTGGTTATACAACCAATAAGGATGCAAACGGCGTGACAGTACAGGCTATGACCGCACAAGGTGAGGTTGTAACGAGCCGTCACTTCAAGACCGAGGAAGAGGCAAAGAAGGAGGAGGCCAACATCATGCGTCAGGCAGAGCTTAACAGTGTGGACGTTGGTGAACGCTACAAGGAAGCAGCCGCCAATGCCAAGGTTGTGCAAGCCGCAGTTGAGTCTGTTGCACCCGGTGCCGATTTTGCCACTGTTATGCGCAACTACAAGGCTGTGAAGGAGGGCGACAAGGATGCTATTGCGGCCTATGGCAAGATGGTTGAGGATATAGACCGCGCCATTGAAGCCAACAAGACAATGGCAGACGGTGAACGTCCGGAAGCCATCCGCGCATCAATCAAGGAGGAAACCGGCGTGGACGTTGACGCTACACTACGCAAGGAGCCGAAAAACCGCACCGAAGAGGAGCAAGCAGCTGTAGAAGACTATATCAAGCGTTTGTTCCCAGAACAGAAGAGCGAGGAGGCAGGAGCCAGCGCAGAGGCAGAGCAGCCTATGTCGGAGGCAGAGTCAGCCGCCGCAGCCGCATACGACCAAGCACGTCTGCTTTGGGATAAGGTGGAGAAAGGCGATACCGACGCTAAGGCCGAGGTAGATGCCATTACTTTGCGTATGCAGGAGGCTTACCAGATGTGTGAGGATGCCTTCGGTGCTGACGCTGAAATGCGCATTGCAGAAATAAACGAAGACCCTTGGCCGCTTGTCAACAATCCGGAACTAAGCGAAGACCAGCAGGACGCTGTACTCTACTATGTCAATGCCAAGGCAGCAATGGAGGGCGTTATGGACGCTTCTAATGAAGCCGCCGACGGCAAGCGCAAGGAGGTTGAAGCCAATGTGGAGCGACACACCCATAAGGATATGGGCGTTGTTCAGCCTGCAACCATGAAGGTTGACGACAAGCCGGTGTACGTTGTCAAGGGCAATGTCGTGATGCTCCCCGATGGTTCCGGCATTGACGTGCGCAATTCGGATCAGAGTATTGTTATCTGTGATGCAGAGACTGGCGAGTATAAGTTTGCCAGCCCGGACCAGCTGTTCTCTCTTGGTGAGGCTATCGACCCACAGACAGAACTCGATGAGGCATACGCCAACATTCAAGCCGAGCACGAAGCCGTGCTTGGTGTACCAGAAAACGGTGAAAACGTACCGGGAAACGGTGAAAACGTACCAAATTCGGCTGAAAACGTATCACAGCTTACCGATGAGCAGTTGCAACAGTACGCCCATAGTGCCTTCAATGAAGCCACACAGAGCAACGGTATCACTATTCCGCAAGAGCAAGCCGAGCAGTTGCAGCAGCACAACCAACAGATGCTGGAGAAGGAACAACAGCGCAAGGAAGAGGAGGCAAACCGACAGCCTACCGCATTGGAGCGTGTACCCATCAACGAGGAAACCGGTGAACCTATGTTTGAGAAGGCAGACCGCGAGACAGCCCTTGATGCTCTCAACGAGGTTACTGGAGGCAATGATGAAAATACTACTGCCATCGTGAGAGCGCAAGTAGAACAGGCGACTAAGGCACTTGAAGCGTTGAAGAAGAAGGAACCCACAAAGAAAGCTCCTTCTCTGAAAGGTTCACCAATGGCAATGGTAAAGGCGCAGCAGGAAGCAGAGGCCAACTACAACACCGCCATGGAAGAGTATAACGCCCAAGTAGCCGCAGCAGAAGAGAACTTGAACGCATGGTCGCGCATCAACTCCCTTATGAATGACAGAAAGCGTGCCATCCGTGAGCAGCAGGAGGCAGAGCGCAAGGTTCGCGAGGAAAAGCTACACGCCGAAGCCGTTGCACGTTTGGAGGAAGACAAGCGCATTGCCGCTGAGAAAGCAGCCGAGCAAGAGGCCGTCGGCACTCATGCCGTGAACCCGAAGATAAAAGCAAAGTGGGACGGAGCCACCAAGGTTGAGGGCAATCCTAATGCTATCACCCTTGCAGATGGTTCTACAATCCGTGGTCACTACGTCCTCACTGAGGCAGGAGCAGCCACAGCCAGCCATGACGTGAACAATGCCTACGAGCCTACTGAAGGTTTCCCGGTTGATGAGAATGGTGAGAGCGTGAATGACCGTGACTACAAGCGTGACAAAGACGCGCAGCGCATTGTAAGGGATATGGCCGACAGCTACGACAGCAGAGCTTTGCAGACACCAGTCATTGTCAGCAAGGACGGCGTTGTGCTTTCGGGCAACAACCGCACTATGTCGGGCGAGATTGCAGCAAAGAACGGCACAGACAAGGCGTATGTGGACCACTTGCGCGAGTTTGGAGCCATGTTCGGTTTCACTCCCGAGCAGATAGACGGCATGCAACATCCGCGTGTTGTCTTTGTTCCAGATGAGGAACTGCCATACGATGCAAGTACGTTTGCACGTTTCAACGCAGAACAGCAGAAGAAGCAGAGCAAGCCTGAGCACGCCGTGAAACTTGGCAAGATTGTTCCTGATAATGTGTTCACAAGCATAACCAATGACATCAGTCGCTTTGACCGCATGTCTGACTACTATGCCGACGACAAATCAGTGGCTTCTGCCATCAGTCAGTTGTTGGATGCAGGAGTTATTAACGAAATGCAGTTACCAGAGCTTCGCACTGGCAATGCTTTGTCGGCAGCAGGTAAGGAACTTATCGAGAACACACTTATAGGCAAGGTCTTCCAGACTTCGCCCGATGCCGTGCGCCAGATTATCAGCACACCGACACTTCGTCAGTCTGTTGTTATGGGCTTGAACGAGATTGCCAACAACCGCACACTTGCCAAGAGCGGCTATGACCTTAGCAAGGAATTGGCAGCAGCCGTTGATCTTGTGAGTCGTGCCAAGTCTGACTCGCCCGAGATCTATAAGGAAGGTATGCCGGTATCTCCTTACGGCAGACAGCAGGGTCTGTTTGACGACGAATACGGAGACAGTCGTGTAACTGATGGCGTTACGTTGCTCCTTGCCGACCTGCTAAACAGCGGAAAGCCGAGCGACTTGCGCAAGGTTCTCTCTACATACAATAACGAGGCTGCATCATCTGCTGCAGGTCAGATAGACATGTTCAGCGGAGACGTGACCTCCAAGGAAGAAATTCTCAAAAACGTAAACGAATATTTCAGAAATGCTACACCAAAAGAACAACAAGCCCTCATCGACGCAGCCGTTGCAGAACGCAAACGGAGAGCAGAAGCCGCAGAGCCAGCTGGAGGAGACGAGGCAAGCGAACAAGCTACGGTTGTTGCTGGGAGCGATGCAGAGCCTCAACAGCCAGTCGTAGCCAGTGAAGAACCAGCTAAGGGTAACGAACCTGATGCCGACGCATTGGCGAAGGAAGCCGAAGAAAAACTGAGCGAGCGCATCACCGACACAGAAGACGAGTGGACGGAGCCAAGTGAATATGGAGAAATCTACAAGCACCGTATGTTCGTTGATGGCAAGGAAGTTATCAAGGTTGACGCTCCTGACAAGAGCAAGAATTATCCCGGAACCTATTATGAAATTGACGGCAAGCAGTTTGGCGACCTCTACGAAGTAGCCAACTATATTGACGGCAATGAGCAGCCGTTGTCTGCCAAGATTGAAGCAGCCTCAGCCGAAGTGAACACCGACCCCACCGAGGCACAGAAGGAAGCCGGCAACTATAAGAAGGGACATGTGCAAGTCGGTACGTTCGACATCACCATTGAGCAGCCGCAGGGCAGCGTGCGTAAAGGCACCGATGCTGACGGCAAGCAATGGGAAAGCAAGATGAACAACACTTACGGCTACATTCGTGGTGCCGTGGGTGTTGACGGCGACCACATTGACGTGTTCCTCTCCAATGATATTGACGGTTGGAACGGACGCAAGGTATTCGTAGTGGACCAGTACAATCCCGACGGCAGCTTTGACGAGCACAAGGTTATGCTTGGCTTCAATGATCAAGACGAGGCTAAGGGCGACTACCTTGCCAATTACGAGCAGGGCTGGGAGAATGGCCGCAGAATTGACATTACCGGCGTGAACCTCGAAGACTTTGAAAAGTGGATAGAGTCGAGCAAGAGGAAGACAAAACCTTTTGGTGAGTACTCGTCGGTGAAGAAGGACGTTGTGGAAATCAACGCACCGGAAGAAGTCGGCTATTCCATCACTCCTTCAACCTACACCAACAAGAAGGGCAAGACGAGCGATGTTTCTCTACTTACCTTTGACCATGACTTGACTTCCGACCAAGAGCGTGCCGTCAAGGAGTTTGCCAAAGAACGTACAGGTGAGGGACGCTTTGCCCCTGCACGCGGATGGAAAGACCGTGAGAGCGGTGGTTGGATTTTCCGTAGCGAAGAGGACGCACGCAAGGCCGCTGAAATGGTTGGTAATGAGGAAGCCGTTGCAGACAACCAGCCAATGACAGTGCAGGAACTTCGCGATGCCGTGGAGCCAAAGAAGCCAACGACAAGTAAGAAGACCGCAAGCAAGAAACCTGCAAACCGCGTAGAGAGCGTGCCAACAGAAGAACCAATAGAGCCGGAGAAGCCTAAGTATGAGGTCAGTGACGAGGAAATGAACGGATTGATGAATGACATTCGTGATATTCTCGGTATTGGTGACGACGAGGGCGATGCCGGGTTTAAGTTCCGTGATCCGGACGAACTGACCGCAGAGCAGCGTCAGAAGCTCATGTCAGTCGGTCAGCGTCTGGCCATGGCCATGGTTGAGCGTGGCAATGAGTCGTTTGGCAACTATGCTTCCATGATGGTTAAGGCATTGGGCGACAAGGTACGCCCTTGGTTAAAGGCTTTCTATGGAGGACTGGAGTATGTCCCCGGCTATGACAAATATGCCCTCACTCCATACGAAGAGGTGAAAGCCTTTGACGTGGAGAATTTCGATAAGCCTACCAAGGACGTAATGGCACAAGCCAACATGATAGTTGAGGAAGGCAAGGCACAAGTGGCCGCAGAAAAAGCAAACAATGAATTAAAGGCAACAAGAAATGAGCAACGAAAAGAAACCGAAAAGCAGACAGCAGCAAATACAGATGCTGTTGCAGCAGAAGCAAAGTCTGTTGCAAGCGAAGCAACGGCTCTCGCAGAAACTTCAAGCGACGAGCAAGCCATCACCGGAGCAGCAGAGCGAGTAGATGAAACCCTCGACAAGGTAAATGAGCAGCTTGCCCTGCTTGGCTACTATGAGGCTGACGAGGTGGAGAAGGACTACAACGAGGCATACGGCTACATGCGTAATGCCGAGAAGAAGGCCGTCAAGGATGCAGCCAACCTTGCAAGCCAGTTGATTTCTGATTTGAACCTTAGCCACTATGAGGCTTCTCACTCAAAGCAGACGGATAAGAAAGGCAATCGTAAGAATAAGCCACTTGCAGTTTCCAACATTTCCCCTATTGGAGGTGATGTGTCTATACACCTGCCATTAGAAGAAGGACGCGAGCTGTATCTGACAATAGGCGTTGAGCCAAGAGCAGCCAAGGGTGTAGATGGCTTTGGAGGCAGCGACCTTGAAGTTACTCACATCATGTTCCGGGTTGACCATCCTGAAGGCACCGGCAATGACCGCTACGGTAGAAATGTCTTCGTTGACAGCAATGTTATGTATTCTGACCTTCTGAAGCAGGTGCAGCGTGAAGCCTACAAATATCTTATAGGTAGTGGCGTGACCAATGAAGGAGAGTATGCAGCAGGTGACAAGGTGCAGTATTCAACCGATGGTGGCCGCACATGGACTGATGCAGTTGTCGTGCAGCCGAACGATGAGGGCGGCATCCGCATTGACACCGGCCTTGCTCCTGTCATGTGGGTTAATGCTCATCCGGACCAGTTGCGTCATAAGCCGAGCGAGTCAGCCGAGCCGAAGCATGAAGCCGTTGGCGACTTCTACGAGGATGGTATTAACGAGGATGCCGTTGCGGCATTGCCAGAAGACACTGCCATACAGCTCCATGTTGTTGACATTCTCAATCCGGGCATGACTGACCATTCGATGAAATCGAAGATCGAGAGCCTCAACACGTTGCTCCCTAAAATTTCAGACAAGAAATTGTCTGAACTCGACAAGGAGTATGGCGACGACAAGGATATGGGCACCCATATCAAGGCAGAGGTGGCGAGACGTGAAAACGAGGGTATCTTCAAAAAAGCGGAGCGCATTGCCAAGGAAGCCAAGACGGAGCGCGAGAAAACGCCTATAGATAATAATGGCTTCGGAATATACCAAAAAGCCTATGATGATTTTATAGACGGAATAGAACACAAGGGTATGCTTCCGAATGTCAAGGCTTTGAAGAATATGGTTACTAAAGCCAAACGCAGATTGGGTGTTCTTGAAAAGGGTGCAGCTGTTGGTATTAAGAATGATGAAGATTTGAAACGTCATGAAAAGGCCGTACATGAACTCATAAACATGCGAGACGCATATCAAGCCATGCTTGATTATGTAAACAAACGAATGAAAGCTTCAGAAGTGAAGACATCAAAAGTTAAACCAGAGCAGCCAGTAGGTGATTTGTTTGCCGGGTTGTTCGATGAACCAAATAATAATGAAACAGCAGACAGCAATAGCAGTAGCCCAAGCCAAACAGTGGCTGGAGCAGAACGCCCGGACACCGTGGGCATTGATGAAACTGGAACTGATGGAGCAGAACGCACCACAGCAGTTGCAGGAACTGACGGAGAGCGGTCAACTGATGCAAGCCGTGAAAACGGACGAGAAGCAGCTGACGGAGCAGTACATGGAACTGATGAGGTCGGGGGAATACAACCACCAGTCGGAAATCGGGGACGTGATGAGAGCACAGCTGATGGAACAGTTTCCAACGGAGCCACAAATGAGCGTGGACGAGTTGCTGGACCGCGCACTGTTCAGACAGGAGAGATTGACGGAGGAGGAAAAGAACTTTCTTCGGGAGAACCTGCCAGCTCCACTGGCGAGGGAAGTAGACCTTCTGCCGTAAAGAAGCAGCGTACACCTGTGCGCAAGTTTACAAATAACTTCCATTATGGCACAGACGGCAATGAAGCCGACAACTACACTCCTGCACAGCGTTTGGAGGGCAACGTGTCAGCCATTGAGGTAATAGCCAAACTCTTCAAAGAGGGACGTAAGGCCACTGATGAAGAAAAGCAGATACTTTCTCGTTTCCGTGGTTGGGGACAGATAGACCAGTTGAGCAAGTTCTATTCTGTTGACCAAATGCGTAGGGACACCTACGGCAATTCGCCATACCGCAGACTTGCAAATGCAATCGACACGCTTGACCCAGACGGCAAGAAAGGCGTGTTTGCAGGTATCAAGCGAGCCGCCCTATCGTCATACTATACCCCGACTAAGATTGCAAGTGCGATGAACTCTTTCCTTTCGCTTGCAGGTTTCAAAGGCGGCACTTTCCTCGATCCTTCAATGGGCAACGGCATCTTTGAGGGAACACTTCCCAAAGACATTCAAGAGCGCACAATGATAACTGGCGTTGAACTTGACTGGCTTTCGGGACAGATTTCACGCGCCCTTTATCCAGATGCTGATGTGCGCATTTGTGGCTTTGAGAAGTCGGAACTCACACCGAACTCGCAAGATGTGGTGACAAGTAACGTGCCATTTGGTGACATCGAAGTAAACGACCCGACATGGAAGAACGACAACAGCCCTGTTAAGCGGTCGGCACAGAAGAGAATTCACAACTACTATGCTGTGAAGATGCTCGAACTTACACGCCCCGGCGGAATTGTTGCCATGATGACAAGTCCTGCCGTGATGGACACGCAGAGCAACCAGCATATCCGTAGATACATAGCCGAGCAGGGCGAGTTCCTCGGAGCTGTCAGACTGCCCGACAACACATTCCAAGGCACAGGCGCAATGGCCGACATCATCTATATCCGCAAGTGGAAGGATGAAGAGGACGCTCAGAATACACGCGAGAACCCTGACTATGCGGCACGTGAGCAAGCATTTTTGTCTTCCGCTGAGACCACTGCACCCAACAAGCGCAATGGTGAGAAGCAAAAGGTGTCGCACAATGCCTACTATGCGAGCAACCGCAAGAACATGATTGGCGACGTAGTGGCAGGTAATCAATACAATGACAAGAGTTTCGGCTTACATAGCGAACTGACCACCGATCAGATAGCCAAGGAAGTTGAGAAAGCAGTAAAGCGTATTGTTGGTGACCGCAAGGGAATGCTCTTTGACACCACACGCACATCACGCGAGGTTAAACAAGCCGTTCGTGAGGAGTACAAGGGTGATGGTAACTGGGTAAGTACTGGCAACCTTGTCATTCAAGACGGCAAGGTCGGTGTGCTGACAGCTACCAAGAATGAGTATGGCGAGGTGACAAGGGTGTTTGAGGAGCAGCCACAGCTGGCTAAGCAGAAGAAGCGTATCATTGCCATGGGAGAGGTACGTACCGCCATGAAAGAACTCATTGCAGGGCAGATTGATGGACTTTCGGACACGAAGCTCAACATGCTACGTGCCAAGCTTAAACGAGCCTACGAGGAGTTCGTCAGCAAATACGGCAAGTTGCAGGACACCGACAACGCTGTTGTCCTCAGTGACATTGACGGCTATACACTGCAAGCACTTGAAGTATGGAAAGGCGGCAAGTTCCAAGGATTGTCCGACATCTTCACCAAGAACACCATCAAGCCAGCCCTCAAACTTGAAGATGCCAAGACACCGCAGGAAGCCATAACCACCTCGTTAGCAGAATATGGTGAAATCCGTGGCGAGTATATCGAAAAGACGTTGGGCGCAGACTGGTTTGAGCAGTGTGGCGACCTTGTTTTCAAGGAGCCTAATGCCACAGACCGTTATGTAACACGCGATGAATACCTCAGTGGCGATGTAGTAGCCAAATTGGAGGAGGCAAAGACCGCAGCTGCAACAGACCCGACCTTTGAACGCAATGTCAAGGAGTTGGAACAGGTGCAGCCAGCCACTATACCATTCGACGACATCACAATACACCTTGGTGCGCGATGGATACCGCAAGAAGTACTCAACGATTTTGTGAAAGAGACCCTTGGATTGCACGCATCGTCTTCACGCAACTATGAGTGGGTTGATGGTGAGCGTAGGGAAATCATCAAGAGTGGCGTAGTGTATGTCCCGGAAACAGACACCTTTGAAATCAATATCGAAGCAAAGGAACTCGGAGGACAGGCAGATGATTGGAAGACTGCCGACAAGAGTGTCAAGGAGATATTCCAAGCAGCCCTTGAAGACAAGGACTTCCGTATTGTGCGTAAGGACAAGGACGGCAACACATGGATTGACCAAGAGGCTACCGAACTTGCCAACAGCAAGGTGGCAGACCTCAGAGAGCATTTTGAGCAATGGTTGCCCGGTGATGATGCCCGAGTACAGACGATGGAGAGAGCCTATAATGACCGCTTCAACCGCATTGTGCTCCGCAAGTGGGATGGTTCACACCTCAACGTGCCCGGATTGATGGGCAAGGAACTCCGTCCGCATCAGAAAGATGCCGTATGGATGCTCATCAACAACCGAGGCGGTATTGTTGATCATATCGTAGGTGCAGGTAAAACACTTGTAATGCAGTCAGCTATTATGGAAATGCGCAGAATGGGCATAGCCAAGAAGCCTATGATTGTGGCATTGAAGTCAACTGTGTCACAGATAGCACGCGAGTTCAAGGAGGCCTATCCTACCGCACGTGTGCTTGCACCATCAGAAAAGGACTTCAGCACCGAGAACCGCAAGAAGTTCTTCGCTAATATCTCGCTCAACGATTATGACTGTATCATCGTGAGTCATGAGCAGTATTGCAAGATACCGCACTCCGAGGAGGCGGAAGGCGATGTAGTGAATGAGCAGCTGGCACAGCTCGATGCAATGATAGAATACCTTTATGGCACCGGCGACAAGAGCCAACTCACCAAGCGACAGATAAAATCGCTTGAAAAGCGCAGACAGAACCTGCATGCCAAGTTGGAGAAACGACTTGACCGCAGCACCGACCGTGAGTTCTGCTTTGAGAACATGGGTATAGACTATCTGTTTGTGGACGAGTGCCACCAGTTCAAATCATTGCCTTATGTCACCAGTTACCAAAACGTGGCAGGACTGGGCGAAGCATCAGGTTCAAACAAAGCCGTTGCTCTGCTGACAGGCATCCGTCACTTGCAGAAGATGCACCAAGGTGACAAGGGTACAGTATTCCTTTCGGGAACGACCATCACCAACTCTCTTGTTGAGATATACAACCTACTCAACTATTTGCGTCCGCGTAAGCTGGAGCAGTTGGGTATGCCGACCTTTGACGCATGGGCAAGTACCTTTGCCGTACATTCGTCAGAGTTAGAAGCCGGTGTTTCCAACGAGTTCAAGATGAAAGATCGTTTCCGCTATTTCGACAATGTTCCAGAATTGTCGCAGCTCTATGCAGAGATTGCCGATGTGCGCAACGACTACAACCTGCAACTGCCAAAGCCAAAGGTGGACGGCAAGACGGTGATTGTGCCACAGTCAGATGCCGTGGCCGAGATAAACCGCGAGGTTGTGAATATGCTTCAGACCAAGGACGGCAGCTATTTCGGTATTCATCCGAAAGACCAGAAGAAATTCCCATGGGGACTTGTCGCATCAGGCATATCGGCAAAAGCAGCAGTCAGTCCGCGTCTTGTATTCCCGGAAATGGACGATAGTGTTGGTAAGATTTCCTATTGCTGTGACAACATCAAGAAGTCGTATGACGAAATGAAGGAGCAAAAAGGCGTGCAGCTTGTGTTCTGTGAACTCGGTGTTCCAACCAAGGGTAAGGAATACGATGCCTATCATGACATTATCAACCGACTGACAAAAGACTACGGCATACCCCGTGAAGAGATAGCCTACATTCAGCAGGTGAAGAACGATACAGAAAAGGAAGCATTGTTCCAAAAGGTGCGTGACGGCAAAATACGCATTCTCATTGGAGGTACACGAAACATGGGTACCGGTGTGAATGTACAGACACGCATCACCGACCTGCACATGCTGACCGTGCCATGGCAACCTGCCGACTTGGAGCAGTGTATTGGCCGTGGTAGCAGACAGGGCAATGTTGTGGCTCACGATTTCCTCAATAATAAGGTACGTGTACACTACTATGCTACTGAGGGAAGTCTTGACTTATACAAGTATCAATTGCTTGACGCGAAGGGCAAGATGTTCACACAGTTCAAGATGGGAACCATATCTGGCGAGCGCAGCTTTGATGAGGGCGATGCTGACGAAAACGGCAATATAGACCCTGCACAGATGGTTGCTTTGCTTTCGGGCAATCCAATTATATTTGAGAAGTCAAAGCAAGACAAGCTGGTGAAGAAGTTGAAGTCACTTTACAACGGCTTCTTGCGTGACCAACAGCGCAAGAGACAGAACTACGAGACGGTGACGAAGAAGGTTGATAACCTGAAACGCCTTATCTCGTTAAGCGACAGTGATGTGCATGACCTGCAAAGAGAGAGCTTCAAGCCAGACGAAAAAGGCACATATCCCTCAAAGGTCAAGGTGTGCGTAGAAGGTTCTTATTATGGACAGGATTTTGACAAACCAAAGGAAGCTGGCCAGTATATCCTCGAACAACTGAAGAACAACAAGAAAGTGGTGCTTGCAGGCTTCGGTCAGCGTGCCGATGTCGTGTTTGTAACAGGCGATGATTTGTTGTCTTCACACTACGAGGTGCAGCTTGGAGGAAACAACGCATGGAGCATCCGTTACACAAAGCGAATGCCCCAAGACCCGACACAGGCAGGCCTCGTATTCCGCAGTCTATTGGAGCAGATCATCCATAACAATGAGGTGTACCATCGCGAGTATGACACCAACAGCGAAATGTTGAAGACCATGCCTAAGGGTGATGCGCCATTCCCCAAGCAGAAAGAACTTGATGAAGCCATTGCCAAGCAGAAAGAACTCGATGCCGAGTACAACAAGCTTGGACAATCGGAAGAAGACAAGACGAAGTTCCGTTTGCTTGATGAGGATGATCCGAAGGCAATGGAGCTGGAGTCTTTGCCGGAGAGTGAGTTGGTTCCTGTTTACCGTAATGTGCAAGCCTTTGAGGATGATGCACTGGGTTCACCTATGGCATTTTCCGATGCTGAGACAGGCGAGCGCAGAACATTGGAAGGCAGACGTTGGAACTATTCTGCACCTCCAAAGGTGGAACTCACCGAGGAGCAGCAGCGCAAGCTGGACGAACTCAACAAGATTGGCTACATCATGGTTGACGGCAAAAAGAGTACAGAGTTGCAGATCAATGACGGTTTGAAATTCGTGAAGCCTAAGACAAAGGAGGCACAGTTGCAGTACTTCCTGAAGAAGACCCCCGAAGACAAGGGCTTGTGGGCAGCATACGACCCATACGACCATGCCATCGAAACACCTTTGAACACGCAGTTTGGCGAGGCATACAAGAGACCTAACCTTGTTGTGGTACGCAGCCTCATCCCGAAATCGGAGATAGACGAGCCGTTCCACGCAGACTATGCTCTGTTGCCTACCGGTGCCCATCAGTGGAACAATGGCCGCACGCTGTATCTTTCACGCTGGAGCAAGATAGACAAGGTGCTCACCCGTGAGGAGGAAGCTAAGCTTATTGATGAGTATTGGAAGAAGCATCCGGGAAAGCGTGAGGAGCTAAAGACCCACCGTGACTACAACCGCTTTGTGCCACAAGTGCGCAGAGAGTTGGAGAAGATGGGTTACCGCTTTGAACTTGACGGCAAGGAGTTGACACCGGAGGAGAGTCTTGCACTCGACAAACAGAACTGGGAGAGCCGCGATGTTATCCCCGGACGCGAAGGACACACGCCATTCGTCAGCAACGAAGACATAGCACGCATCAATGCGAAGATGGCCGGCAAGTGGATAGGCGAACCGAAGGAAGCAATGGAAAGTGCGATGAGCGAGAGAGTGACCGAGCTGTCCGAACGTCTGCATACTCCAGTGCGCATCATCCGTACAGAGGAAGAAGTGGCTGCATTACCTTCCGTGCGCCAGCGCAGAATGAAGGGTAGCTTCAATCCTATAACCGGCGAGGTAACTATTGTTGTTCCCAACAATGCTAACATGGCAGACATTGAGAATACGTTTGTGCATGAGGTTGTGGGTCACGATGGTTTGCGCGTGCTGTTCCCTGATGAAGCTAAGCTGAACAATGCCCTTGATGAACTCTATCGTGTGTCTAAGGACGAGATACGCGGCACCATTGACCGCATGGCGCAGAAGATGTACGATGCAGAGGTGGACCGCATACGTGAGAAGAAACGCAAGGAGCATGTAGCCAATGGCGAGGATGCCAACGCTTCATACTATGCAGACATGGCGGCAGCACATGCCGAAGCCGGAAAGAAGCGTGAGCAGTTCAAGCGTGATGCAACAGAGGAATATGGAGCTGACCTTGCCGGACGTATCGGTGAGAAAGGCTTCGAGAAGATGAGTGCCGAAGAACTTACGTTCTGGGGCAAACTGAAAGCCATGCTCCAAAAGGCTCTACAAAAATTGTTGGACGGATTGAAAATCCCCGGCAAGAGGAAGTGGGGTGATAAGGACTGGGCGTTTGTTCTGCATGAGGCATACAAGCGTAAGAAGAATGGTGGTAAGCCTACCGTGTTCGATGCCGCTGATACTGAGGTTATGCGCAGGAAGACAGGTTTCGGTGATACTAAGTTCAGTGATGGTAAGAATAAATCCAGTGAGCCAAAGCCAATAGGACACAGCACATTCGGAAGCGTGTACAACCAGTTCAAGGGCAAAGTTCTTCAAGCCGTGAAATTCTTAGTCAATCACGAAAGCGGAGATTTGCTTGGTGTTTTCCATAGAAATGATGTAGGAGATATTGATATGGTTTGGGGTGATGAAGGTGGCGGACTCTGCCATATTCTGAACAAGCATATCAACGACAAGGACTTTCCTACTGTTAAGGATTTGGTATCTCGCATAGAAGACATCATAAACAAAGGAGAGGTTGACGAACGTCATTCTAATGCCGACAAACTTGTATTGGTGAAGGATGGTTACCTTGTTACGATACGTCGTAACGTAAGAGAAAAGGGCATAAAAATAGCCGACAAGAACTGGGTTCTGACGGCTTATAATAAAGATGCACCTGCCACCACCAAGGCTCCCGTTGATGGCACTTATGGGAGCACGGCTGTCGCTCCCGGTACATCTTCGGATGCAAAGTTAGCAACAAAGTCTGAGATTAACGAATTTTCAGACAATAATATTGCAGATGAGGGTATTATGTTCCGCGACGGTGATATGGGACTTGAAGAAACCATCACTAAGATGAAGGTTGAGGCAAGCCAAGCCAACGCCGACAACTGGCAAGCCAAGCAGGATGCAATGAGAGCCATCGGTGGCAATCTTAACAAGTTGCGTCAGGCAATGGCACGTCAGAGAGAGTATGACTTATCAACTGTCAAGAGCATAACAGACCTTGCCAAGGTGTTGCTTGAAAACGGATTGCTCGATGATCTGAGCAAGTATGAGACAAAGCGCATCCTATCAGCCGTGAACAATGTACATGGCAAGCAGGACGTAAGTGATTACGTTCAGAAGGTTATGGACATCATGGTTGACAACCAGCTACGCATGGGAGCTAACCAGCTGGGCAAACTCCTTTCCATCCGTGGAAGCCGCATTGACGCGCGAGGTATTGAGGTGCAAGGACAGCTTGACCCGGAAGGCCAGCGTATAGCGCAGGTGGTTAGGAAAGCCACTTCCTTACCAAAGGAGAACATAGAGGAGCGTATTGCAGACTGCACCAATCGTATGAGTAGTGACGACAATGCCGTAGCCGAGGAAGCAGCCATCGAGTACAGCGGTCTGTTGCTTGCCCATCAGTTTGTAGAGGACATTACCGAAAGCAAGGCTGAGGAAAAGGCTCTTCGTGAAAGCATTAAGGAAGCCAAGGCCGACTTGGATGCCGGAACGATGGAAGCCGATGCTTACCGTGAATACGTGGAGTCAACCAACGATGCTATCCGTCAGAATAAGATAGAGCGAGCCGAAGCCTACCGCAGCATAGTGGAGCAAGTAGGCGGTGTTCTTGGTGGCAGCGTTGAGCGAGCCAAGGCATGGCGTGAGGCAGAGAAGCAGCGCGTTGAGACCATCCATCACAATGCCAACTCCGACATGACCGGCAGACCTAACGACGAGCATCACAAGGAAAGCAAGGCACAGAAGATAGCCAATAACAGTATAGTGCGCTTTGTTCTTGCACCTTTAGGCACGTTCGACCAGATGCTGAGAATGTTCGGAAAGAAAAGCGTGAACGGTGAGGGCTACTTGTGGAACCGCTATATGCGTGGATGGGTTGAGGCTACCGAAAAGGAGTACACCGGTTATCAAAACGCCTTGAAGACGCTCGACGAGAAGGTTAGCGAAGTATTCGACAAGAAGATGAAATGGGGCGACCTATTCTCTTTGGAGCGCAACCTTCCAAAAGCGACCGTTACCTTCTGGGACGGTGGCGAGCAGAAGGCACACGAACTGACACAAGGCAACCTTCTGTATATCTACATGGTTGACAAGATGGCAGACGGCCGCATGAAGTTGCGTCGCATGGGTATCACAGAGGAAGACGTGGAGAACATAAAAGAATTTGTTGATCCTCGTTTCTTGGAACTTGCCGACTGGATGCAGGACGAGTTCCTTGTGGAAAAACGCAACGAGTACAACGAGGTGCATAAGCGCATGTTCGGTGCTTCAATGGCAGCGATTGAGAACTACTTCCCTTTGAAGATACTTGCCAATGCGAGAATTGAAGAAGTGGACGTAGCCGACGATACAACCGACACCGCATTGCCAGCGACCTCAACCGGTAGCATCATCAAGCGTAGACGCAACAATCTTGCCCTTGACGTGATGGGTGCAGACGCATTCAGCGTTATACTCGACCACATTCAGCAGATGGAACGTTGGGCATCCTTTGCAGAGTTCAACCGCGACTTGAACACCTTGCTGTCATACAAGCGTTTCCGCAATCAAGTTATGAACATGACGAGTGTTTATGGTGGTGGCAAGACTCTGTGGAAGAATTTCCGCAATGTGTGTAGTATGGCCGCAGGAGCCTATCGCCCACCAATCGCAGCCCTTGACAAGGCCGCAGTGAATGTGGCGAAGGGCGTAACGGCAGCCAAGGTTAGTTTCAGAGTGTTCACTGCATTAAAGCAGTTCCTCTCTATGCCAGCTTATCTTTCTGACAGCAGCCCTGTATATCTTGCAGGAAACATTGCCAATCCGATAGGAGCTTGGAAGTGGTCAATGGAAAACCTTCCACTCTTCGAGAAGCGTTGGAAGAGCCGCATGGCAGGAGACCCAAGACTGATGAAGAGTGAAATGGACTGGAAGATGTGGCAGAACCGCGCTGTTGAAATAGCCTCACGTATCGGTATGTCTCCTAATGCCTTTGTCGATGCACTGACAGTTGCCATAGGTGCACACTCTATGTATCAGACCAAGAAGAAGAAATATCTTCGTTACGGCTATGATGAAGAGACGGCAGAGAAGCGAGCCAAGCAAGACGCTACTATTCTGTTCAACCAGACACAGCAGTCGAGTGAAAGCGCGTTTCTCTCTACGATGCAGACCGACCGTTCATGGTTGAGTGTTCTGTTCACTGTGTTCAGAAACTCTTCGATGTCGTACACACGTCAGCTGTATGATGCACTCCGTAACCTCAAACACCGTTTTGAACCCGGTTACAAAGGACTCACAGAGGAGTATCTTGCCAAGCAGATGCGCAGAGACGGCATAGACCCAGACAAGGCCGACCAGAACGCCAAGAGCGAGTATAGAAGAAGCCTGATGCGTGATATAGTCCGCGTAGGCGTGTTCGGCTATCTGTTGCAGTTTGCTTGGAACTTGGGAGCCTATCTGCCCTATCTCCTCTTAGGTGACGACAAGGACGAGAAGAGCGACATGTGGCATGACATCTTCTGCCATACCATGTTCGGCAGTATAGAAGGCTTGACTGGAGGTGACGTGATGAGTGCTGTAGGTAATGGCTTTGCTAAAGGCGAAGGTTTGAACCTATTCTCCGCTTCAAAGGATATGCCTCTTAGTTCAGACTTGCAGAACATTGTAAACAAATGGAACAAAGACAAGGTTGCCGCCATGAACGACGTGACCAACTTGATGGTTCAGTCTGGTATAGGTGTCAATCCTCAATCGCTGACAGATGCAGTGGTTGCCATCATGGACTACTGTGGTGACGACGCAAACACCTCTCGCGAGTGTGCCATGCTTATCACGCGCATCATCAACTGCCCACAAAGTCAGATCGACAAGATTTACTTTGACGAGCTTAACGCAACGGCAGCAGAGGCGCAAGGCATGACCCCGGCAGAGATAGCCGAGCGATATGCCCGATATAAGATGCACAGAGGCGCACCGTTGACCGGATGGGCGTACACTGATGAAGCTCGCGACTCCGTAATGACTGCCCAGCAGAACCGAGTGCTTACGAAAGCCAAGGAGAAGTTGAACAGCAGAATGGAGACTGAGGAAACAAAACAGTTGCTCAGTGATTACGATGCTGTTGCCAAGCAAGAGACCGCATTGTCGAAGATAAAGAAGACGGACCGTGCAGCCTACCGCGAGGGAATGAAGCAGCTACGCCAGTCGAACGACATGCGCCAGCACATGCGCTTGAAGCGATACAAGCATGACATAAATGAACTCACGTCGAAGTATCTACGCTGCAAGAGCGCAGAGGAACGAGACTCGATTGTCAGCACGATGTTCAGTACACGTGCGAAGATGCTTGAAGACATCGGCAGATTGAAGCAACAATAGTTAAACAACAAAGGACGGTGCAAGGAATTACCTTTGCACCGTCCCAAATTATAAAAATATGGCAAGAAGAAAATTACATAAGGCGAGTGCTGTCATGCCTCATGAAGGAATGGACAGCGTAGCTACAGCCAAGCACACGTTGGGCGGTAACCGTGCATTTGAGGTATTGTGGCAAGCCCAGCAGTATTGGCTTGCTATGGATACGTTCCGCAGAGACCGTGAACGTAACAAGAACTACACCTACGGACGGCAGTGGGATGACTACGTTTGTGTGAATGGTCGAAAAATACGCGAAGAGGAACTCATCAAGAAGCAAGGTAATGTACCCTTGAAGAACAACCTCATTCGCCGTATGGTACAAGCTGTACTTGGTATATACCGCAGTCAATCCAAAGAACCCACTTGTACGGCACGAGACCGCGATGAGCAGCGTTATGGCGAGACGATGAGTACCGTGTTGCAATGCAACATGCAGCTGAACCGCATGACAGAAATAAACGCACGATGTATGGAGGAGTTCCTTATATCGGGCTTTGTCGTGCAGCGTAAGTGGTATGGCTGGCGAGAAAACAAGCTGGACTGTTGGACCGACTATGTACAGCCCAACAACTTCTTCATCGATAACAACATGAGGGATTTTCGAGGTTGGGATTGCAGTTGTGTGGGCGAGGTGCATGACATATCGTTTGAGGAACTGTGCGGACGCTTTGCCAAGGACGGAAACGATTACAACCGTCTGGCCGAGATATACAAGTTTGCCAAAGACAAATCGTATCTCAGTGCTACGTTTAATCATTTTGGCCATCCTTTGCAGGGCAACTTTGATTTTTTTGTTCCGTATGATGTGACACGTTGTCGTGTAATAGAAGTGTGGAGGAAGGAAAGCAAACCACGTGTCCGCTGCCATGACGTAAACAACGGCGATGTGTTCAAGATAGACATTGAGGATTTCCAAGCCCTTGTAACAGACGAAAACAACAAGCGTTTACAAGAGGCCCGTGAGCTTGGTATGGACGAGAGCGATGTGCCGCTTATCCGTTGGGAGTGGTTTATGGATAGCTACTGGTATTATTACATGCTCACTCCGTTTGGTGACATTCTGGAAGAAGGCGAAACCCCATACGAGCACAAGAGCCATCCGTATGTGTTCAAAGCATATCCGTTCATCGACGGTGAGATACATAGCTTTGTCAGCAATGTAATAGACCAGCAGCGATACACAAACCGTTTGATTACGATGTACGACTGGATTATGCGAGCTTCGGCAAAAGGTGTGTTGTTGTTCCCGGAAGACTGCTTACCGAAGGGAATGTCAATGGACGACGTTGCCGACGAATGGGCACGCTTCAACGGCATCATCATGATCAGGACGCCGAAGGCCGGAACGCCATTGCCTCAGCAGATAGCCAACAACTGCACACAGATAGGTATCTCAGAGTTGCTGAGCATGCAGTTGAAGTTCTTCGAAGACATATCCGGCGTTAACGGCGCATTGCAAGGCAAGCCCGGTTATTCGGGTATGTCGGCCAGTCTGTACAATCAACAGGCACAGAACGCCTCAACGTCTCTGCTTGACTTGCTCGACACGTTCTCTTCTTTCGTAAAAGAAGGTGCGTATAAGGACGTGAAGAACATTCAGCAGTTTTACGACACGCCACGTGTATTCAACATTGCAGGAAAGAACTCTACCATTGTGGAGTACGACCCGAAGAAGATACGCGACGTAGAGTTTGACCTTTCGATTGTGGAGAGCACAGCAACCCCAGCATACCGCGCTCTAACCAACGACATGCTTATGCAGTTGTGGGAAAAGAACGCTATCAGCGTGGAGCAGCTGTTGGAACACGGCGACTTTCCATTTGCCGACGAGTTGCTGCAGAGCATCAAGTCACAAAGGGAACAGCTGGAACAAGGCAAGGTGCCGGACGGCATTTCTCCGGAACTTGCGCAGCAGGTTCAGCAAAACGCAAACGCATCTGCCATGCAACAGGCACAGCAGATGCTACAAGCGTCTTAATAAAACTATCAGATGGAAGCCTCGGAAACGGGGCTTCTGTCTTTTCTAAGTGTACGGTTAACAATAGGAACCCATTCAGGCATATCCATTTCCCGGAAGCAGATATGCAGACCTATTGCACGTGTCATAAGCAAGTCGTCATGTTTGCCAGTAATAGCACCATACGCACCGTTCTGTTTTCGCTCATAGGTGTTGTATTCATCCAGACAGCGTTTGTCGCGCTCGATATAGAGCCGGTCGCGTACCACCTTGATGAGGGTAGAGATAATCATCGGCTTTGTTGACACATTGGTATGGAAGCCATATTTACGCGGTGCGCCCTCCCTTATTTCATCCTCCGACTGCTTGCGTGCATACAAGTTCGGGTAGATGTCTGAAATCTGATTGAGTATATATTGCGACTGGTCGCCACCTTCCACCTGACGCTCCTTGTCGTGAGTCTCCAACGTGTTAGACTCAATGACCAGAAGAGAATTGTCGTAGAACGCCGCTATCTGTGCTGCACGCCAAGCGAGTTGGTCTATGTCGCAATGTCCGTACCACTGAGCCACCACAGACGGCGGCTCGCTACCATCAATCATACTAAGCCTGTCGAATACCACGATAACAGACCAGTCAGCTTTATTGGAACGTCCACCCACATCGACAACGGTAAGATAACGGTTGACAACTTCGTAGCCTTCGAATGTTTCCGGCATTGCCCATATAGAAAGTAATCCTTGCCTGTCTGCACGGAAACGGAGATTGGAAAGTGCATCCTCTCCTTCGTCTCCATCAGCATACACCTCACCGATATACTGAGGCTGCTTGCAGAACCGCTCGAACTTCTTGACACGGTATTTGTCGAACACCATAGAACCAGAATGAACGAAAGCCTCCACATCATCAGAAGGAAACTCGGAAGCCATTACAGCAAAGTCGTCCTTACCAGCACGCTCCTCTATGTACCAGTTGATGGCCTCCAGTGTAGCTCCTTTCTCCCATAACGACCAAAGGTAGCGTCCGGACTCCTCACGATTGGACGGCACATAGGCATTCTCTCTGTTTTCGTACAGCCATTGTGCAAATTCACGCATTTCGTCAGCCGAAGCAAACTGCTTGGAATACTGCTCAATCTGAAACCACGAAATAAAAAGAGCTTCATATTGTGATTTGATTGTAGGGTCTGCAGCAGCCGTATATTCTGTGTGGAAGAAGTTTCCTGTTCCATTCGGTGTACTCTCCATTACGATCATCGTGAATGGTTCCAAAAGAATACCGGAACATGCCGAACGCACGATGTCCTGCGGTGACTTACCTTCTGTCTTTTGCCACAAGCCGACCTCTGACAAATGCACAAGAGAATAGGCACCGCCACGGCATCCATTAGGACGCTCAGCAGTGCCAACCTTAATCTTGCAATTGCGTTGTGGTACGCGATGAGTGGAGCCAGACTTACCTACACCAACCAACTTCGGCTCGTTCTCGGAATATGCCTCACCCAGTTTGTGCAGGAACTCTACCGGGTATCTGTCAATCATGAGGTCGAACATATCCTTGATTTCGTCAGAAGCCGCCCCTTGATGTGCAATGATAAGTGAATTTAGTCCCTTTCGATGGTTGAACTGAAGCCATGCCATGTAGAGCTGTGTTGTAGTAGAACCACCCCACTGTCGAGCCTTCAACAATATTAGTCGTATAGGGAGACGAGCTTTTCTCTTCGCCTCAAAACGAGACACCAAAATACGCTGCGGATAGTAAAGTCTGAACAGAACGTCCTTACCAGCCTTCTTGTTGTGGATATAGACGAGCGTAGCCGCCCAGAAAGGGAAGTCGTGTTTGAAGCGTAGCCGTATGAGCTTACGCGAGACCTTGATGTAATCATCATCGTTTGGCTCAACATGGAGAACAGACGAAAGAAACTTGTCGATAGACCCAGCCTTGACAAGTTTCTTCACCATTTGTATTTTCATCATCTCTACAGGGAGCCATTGGACGGGTATGGCAAAGTCAGAGATACACACTCGCACACGTTCCCCTATGGACCCTTCACCCGTGACCGGGTCGAAGTGAGCGAACATCACCTCATTTCGCCGGTCGTTTTCAGCGAGTAAGCGTGCAATCTCTGTATCTATCATATTGGTTGTCATACCATCCATTCTTTATTCGGTAAATAAATTCGCCCACTGTACGAGGCGTGAGATAGAATTTCGGTGCAGGTTGATTTACTATTTTCGTCACAAGTTCGTACACCGATTTGTCGGGCTGTTTCTCACGTAGTATAACGAACCTTCGGTAAATCTCCTCAAACATTTCACGCTTGTTGCTCCTCATCCTTGGCATCGGTTTTCCAGCTGCCATTGCTGAAATGACAATAGCAGCCCTCTCCTCGCTCACCCAAAAGCGAGAAGCCGGAGACTGAGCGACAAGTTCGAAGATGACCGGCATCACGATGATGGATGCCTCTGCGAGTTTCTCCCGATATGCCCTCATGAGGTCGTTATTACGTTCGCGTGTAAATTCAAGAATGCTGCCAAAGTATTTCATAAAAGTGCCCGATTGTTTCCTCAAAGTTACAGAAACGAGGTCACAAAAGTTAAAAGTCAGTCCACATCTTATATAGGTATTTTTGCAAATGAATATGACACATTCTAAAGATTTTGAAGATAATGGCTGATAACAACGGAGTTAAGAGCAGACGCGACCAACAGTTGGAACGGCTGCGAAAGAAATATCCCGACAAGAAGTTCGAGGATGATGAGGAGATTTACGGTCAGATTTACGACGATTACGACCAATACGAGCAGGATCTTAGCGGCTACAAGGACAGGGAAAAGGCCATGTCCGACATGTTTGCCGCTGACCCGAGAAGTGCGCAGTTCCTTGCTGATATGCACAATGGTAACGACCCCTACGTCGGGCTTGTAAAAAACTTCGGCATAGAAATACAGGACGTACTTGACGATCCTGAAATGCAGGAGAAGATAGCCGAGGCCAACAAGGACTATGTGGAGCGTGTAGCCAAGTCAAGACAGCTTGACGAGGAATATGAGAAGAACATGGACGCAAGTCTTGAAACCCTTCGTCAGTTCCAAGAAGAGCGTGGCATGAGCGACGAACAGTTTGACGCTGTAGTTGATGCCGTTTTGACCGTGGTTCGTGACGGTGTAATGGGCAAGTTCTCGAAAGAGACTCTTGCAATGTTCGTGAATGCCATCAACCATGACAGTGATGTAGCCTCAGCAAGTGAAGAGGGACGTGTTGCCGGACGCAATGACAAGATTGTGGAAGGCTTGCGCAAGCGAGACAAAGGCGACGGCACTGCGCCACTGAACGGCAAGAATGGCGGTGCGCCCAAGAACAAGAGAAACATGGACATCTTTGACTTTGCAAATGCTGCAAAATAATACGTCATGAGCATTAGTGTAGAATTTCCAAATACAAAGCCACGTGAACCCTCACAAGGAAGTGCAGGATTGCGAACACATATCGGTGGTGCCTGTACCACTGTAAGTGCGTTAATGGAAGCAAGCAAAGCTATACATAACGAAGGCTTTGTGAAGAAAAGCATTGTCAAGGTACCGGCAAAAACGAAACATAACAATAACAAATAAAAACAAATTAAAATGAGCGTAGAAGTAACAACAACCCAGCAACAGAACTCTGGCAGTGCAAACACGCCAGATAGTCCTGAACTTACTCCAAGTGCTGGTTCCGCTGGTCTTCAGACACAGTTAGGTGGTGCGCCTACTACCGTCAGTGGAGTAGAGAACGCATCAGGAGGTATGGGCGAACTTGTAATGCCCGAAGTTGACAAACGAATTTTCATGTTTGAACGTGATCAGAACTCTTTGATGCAGCTTATGCTGATGGCAAAGTCCGTGAACGTTCATAGCATGGAAGTGAAACACTATGCAATTGACCAAGGCACACCAATCGTTACGGTTGCATCTGTTAATGGCAATACTATCACGTTGGTAAATGCCGACCAGAAGAAAGTTCGAGCATACGACACTCTTATGGTCAAGGGAGTCAAAGGCTACGACTTTATCGGTGGTACCAATGTCAAGAGCCGTCGTCCCCTCCAGCTCTTTGTAAAGAGCGTGAACAACGACGACACAATCACCTGTATAGCAACCAACGGTGTTAAGCAGGCTGCGACAGACCAGTATGGCAGTCTTCCAACAGCAACCTCTCCAACAGCAAGCAATACCAATATCATAACAGCAGGTACGAAGTTAGTACGTATGGCTAATGCCATGTATGAGACTCAGAAGTGGGTTGACCCCAATACTGTCATTCCTTCTCCAGACGACTTGTACTTGCAGAAGCGAGGTATGACAAGCATCGTATCAAAGTATCTTGCCGACCAGAACATGGAGATACCTTACGATGAGGCTGTCAAGGCAGAGGCTCAGTTGCGTGAGTTCAAGGCTGCCGGCAACCGTACGCTTCTCATTTCTCAGCAGAACAAGATGCTTGTACGTTCAAGCATGGGTGATGACCAGTGGGACTATACAACCAATGGTGTTCGTTGGCAGGTGAAGCGTGAGGTGAAGCATCGTGGCAAGTGGACATTTGAGGATGTAATGTCTCTCATCAAGCTATACTACGGTGGTGCAGACAAGCCTAAGTCCGGTCTCTTCCTCGTTGGTAACAATCTTGGTCAGAGCTTGCAGCTCATTGACTGGAGCAAGCATACAGAGGTCAAGATGGAGCCTTACACAAATGAGAGACTTGGCTGGAAGGTGACACGCCTTTCCTGCATCTTCGGTGAGCTTCAGATTAAGATTGAGCCGACGTTCAATGATTGCGGCTACGAGAACAGCGGTCTAATTGTTGGTGAAGACCGTTTGGTTCACTATGTACGTCGTGGCGAGAGCAGCTACACAGAGGACGTTGAAGGTGAGGAGGCAACACGCAATGGCGTTCTCGTCAGTGACGCTCTTGGTTTGAAGGGCAACTGTCACATCTGGGTTGATGGTGACGATGACGATGACGACACCGCTCCTGCAGCTGACGAGTTCCGCTTGTGGAGTAGTGACACTGCTCCAACCGAAGCTGATCTCGAAGATGGCGTAATTTACGTTTTCGCTTACGGCATGAACATCAAGTCAGGCACTGCCACTATTACAGTGAGTGCAGGTGACGCATTCAAGTACAATGCGACAGGCGAGAACGAGAAGAAGTGGGTTCGTTTCTACGGTCCTATTTCAGCTGAGTAACTTTTTTGTCAACGCTAATTATGGGGGTGGATGCGCTTTAAGTCAATCCGTCCCCATTTTTAATAAAACAATATAACATGGAAATTAAAACATACGGAGTATATGGTCTCACGGAATGGCACGGTAAAGTTAAGGCCGGCACCCTTGAGGCGAACTTGTCGTTCGTTGGTGGCACGTCTTCTCCAAGTGGTTCACAACCTGCATACATGGTGACCAAAGACCCAATTACACAGTTTGTAATTGAGAACTCAAAGGAATACAAGAGTGGTTTTATCAGTCTCGTAATGCGTCAAGTACTGCCCGGTACCCACATGCGAATTGCTACCCATAAGTCTGTTCCTGACAGTGACGAACAGGCGAATGAACATTTGTCAGAAGAAACTAAGACAGAAACAGTGAAGCCGACAGGTGATGTAGAAACGCCTCCACAAGAGACAGGCATCGAGCCTATCGAGGACGAACGTGGTCTTACAGAAGTTGAGTTCAGTACCAACCAAGAAGCCAAGGATTATCTTACAAAGACGTTTGGCGTGAAGAGTGGTACGATGAGAACTCGTGCAGAAATTATAGCTGTAGGTGAAACCTATGGCGTTAAAATCACTTTTGTAACCGAGTAATCACAGCAACGGTATGGTGTACAAAATCGAAGTCGTGGAGCGTGACGTGCGCATTGCCATTGACGAGAACAAGACAAGCGAGCAGCTCATCAGCGATGAGGACATTGACACCTTATCGTTGAATGACATCATCCGCTCAAAGATAGTGGAAGCCGTTCGGCGTGTAGAGTCGTCCGCTCCCGTTCACTACTTGGAAGAAGGTCACGTATTTGGTGATGCCATCTACTGGGAGGAGAACGGAAGCGGTTGGACTCTGCTGCCCGATGATTTCATGCGTCTTGTTGCCTTTCGCATGAGCGACTGGGAACGCACCTGCTATATGGCCATATCAGCAGACGACCCATTGTATGACCTGCAATCGTCAAGATACAAGGGTATTCGTGGCAATGTCCAGAAGCCGGTGTGTGCCGTAGTGAACCGTGCCGAGGGCAAGGTGTTGGAGTTCTACAGTTGCAACAGTGAGGAAGCCTACGTGAAACGTGCCTCATACATTCCTTATCCGAGCATAGACGAGGAGGACGGCATAGACATCAGCGAGCGTTGTTACACAGCCGTGGTCTATACTACGGCTGCATTAGTATTAACCGCCTATGGTGCGAGCGAGCAAGCAGCCGCAATGAACACCTTGGCAAAAAGCATTTTTGAATAATGAGTTCAATACCAACAAAACAGATAGATGGTGACGTTGCGGTTGGTCGTGACGTTAACATCGGCGGCAAGGCCACCATACGCGGTTCGGCAAAGGTCGGCCACAATCTGACCGTTGACGGCTGGCTTGAAGCCAAGAACATAAAAGGCCCGAACAAAGGCCTGTTCAAAACGGCGGCACAGCTACGCGAGGCTTACCCTAATCCTCATGAAGGATGGTGGGCGTTGGTGACCGTAGAAGGCAGTGCAGCGTCAGATCATCTTGGCCAGCTCTATGTAGCTGACGGTGGTACATGGGTAGCGCAAGTTGACAGCAACGGTAATCCGCTGCTGAAGGGTAATCCTACGGTTGATAGCACCGAGTACATGGAAGCCGTGGAGGGAATGACAGCCGATCTCGAAGCCGTGAAGGTGGACGTTAACCAGAACAAGGAAGACGTGCGCAGCCTACGTTCTACACAGACCACGCAAGGCGAGAGCATCAACACCCTCAACACAAAGATGGGCACAGCTCAGAGCGACATCAACACACTGAAGAAGACTGTAAGCGACAACAAGACTGAACTTGCGAGCAGCATCAGCGGTGTGCAGAAAGACCTCACATCATTCAAGAACACCAAAGGACAGCCAAACGGACTTGCGCCGTTGGACGAACAGAACCAGATACCTTCGCAGTATCTTCCCGACTATGTGGACGATGTGCTTGAGTTCAACGGCAGCTTCAATGACATTACTTCGCAGATGATGTCGTTAAACAAATACTCAACGGACGAAAACTGTAGCGTTG